CCCAGGCACGTATTCCAGCGCTCCGGAGGTTGTCTCGTAAGTCCCAAACAATGACGACGGGTCGACGTCGTCAACCGCACATGCATAAATGACGCCCAAAGCCGCCTGGAACAACCGGCGCGCCTGGGCGTCATCCTCTGCCCCGCCCATGACCGTGGCGAAGGTTTCGACTATCTCGACCGGGTCTCCCAGCCGAGACATCGCGTACAAGGAGGGGCGCAGACGCACCACCGGTTCCCCCGCGTACACGCCGACCTCGCCAATTTCGGTCAGGATCATGGATTACGGCGCCGTGACGGTCACCGGAACGGTCACGCTCACCGACGGGCGCGCCGCGCTGGTGATCTTGACCGTGGTGGTGCCTTCGGCCACGCCTGTGACCAGGCCAACATTGCTGACCGTGGCAACAGCCGGCGCCGCGCTTTCGTACACCAAGCCCGAAGCAGCCCCGGACGGCGAAACCGAGGCCGTCAGAGCCTGCGTCGCACCTTCATCAACCGCCACAGAAGTGGGCGACACATTGATAGCCTGCACCAACGGCACAACGGTCAACGCAATCGTGTTGGTCACTGCCGGCGCCACGCTGGATGCCGCGGTGATCGTGACCGAGCCCGCGGTTACCGCCGTGATTTGGCCAGTTACCTGATTGACGGTAGCCATGGCCGGGTTGGACGACGTCCAGCGCAGCGATTGCGACGCGCCGACGGGCATCACTACGGCTTCGGCATCGAACGATTGGCCAACCGTGAGGCTCAGGGTGGACGGGATAACCTCGACGCTGGTGGGATCTTCAGCGTCCGGGTTGGGGGTGTCTTCGACGATCAGGCCGTAATCGCTGCCGGTGGCGCTCGCTTCCAGGCTGAACGTCACTACGTCGTCAAACGGAGCGCTGCGGCTCATGTTCGACACCAGCATGAACGCCGTGAACGTCAGATCCGGAAACGTCATCCGCATCCAAGCCACAGGCTGGCCGCCGGTAGCATCGGGTCGCGCAACGTGTTTCGTGATCTCGATCAGGTTTTCCGAGCCGGTGCCGGACGCCTTGGCCGTGCCGTCGCCGGAGATGCTGAGCGTCTGGAAGGTGGCGATGTTCTCGCGCAGAGCCCCGACCGAGTCGTCAGCCGTGGTATCCGCGGTTTCCCATTCCAGGGTGAATTCCTTCGTGCGGAGAGCGGCAAAGCGCTTCCAGTCGGTTTCAGCGGGCAGTTGGTCGCCGCAGCCGATGTGGTATTCCAGGACCACGTCACGGCCAACATACTTCTGGTTCTTGCAAGTAGCCATTAGTGGCCTCCAGTTATAAAAGCACTTCAAAATCAAGCGAGTACCAGGGGCGGTTCTCGCTCGTGTAGCCGGGGCCGACGGCTTCGCCGGCCGCGCGCACGGACGCAGCGCCGCATGGCGACGAATCGCCTAGAGCGGCCTGGGCCAGTGATTCCATGGTTTGCTCGACAGCGGTGACATGCTTGCGCCCATCACGCGGGCCTAGCAGGATCACTTTGAAGCGGATAACTCGGTCCTCAACGTCGGGAACCGGCCCACCCATCTGCTGCACGGATGCGATGAACACGTCGTTGAGCGCGGGGCTATCGATCCACATGCCGCGGCTGTACAGGTATCCGTCGCCAACAACCGCTTTGAGCCAATCAGTGAAGGCGTCAAACACCGTAAATCCTTTTGAGAATGGCCGGCACCGCGCCCTTGATCTGGTCAAAGCCCTTGGTAAGGAATTCCGGCTCCGCGTTGGGGTCCCAATAGTTGCCGTTGCCTGTTCCGCCTCCGAAACCCACGCCCGCGCGCGTCCTGCCGAAGTCCGCCCGGGGCTTTCCCTTGAGCTTCCCGGAGGCCTCATGAACCGCCGCCGCATAGGAAGCCGTGTAGCCGACTGAGCCGGACACCTTGCCTTCCTTCACGTCAATCTGCGGCGCGTACTGGCTATTGACCAGGTTGCTGGAGTCGATCGGCGTCATCTGGGCGGCCATGCCCGAGCCCTGGGACAGCGTCTCGTAGACGGCGCGCTCGGTCTTTCCTTCGCCAATCTCCTTCACCGCGATCCGAAAGCCGCGCTTGACGCGCTCGATGCCCTTGACCGGCATGTCAGGTCACCAGCTTGAGATCCGGCTCTTCGCCGAAGAACGACATATCCCAGTTCGTCACCGAGCGGATTTCTTCCCAGCCGTTCGAGCCGTCAAAGCTGATCTGATCCAGGTACTTCGGGCGCTTGTCTTCGGTGAAGATGATGTGCTGCGAGAGGAATTCCGCCCCGCGCGCCCCACTCTGCCCGCCCGACTCGCGCTCCATCTTGCTTTCTGCCGTCCAGGTGCAAGCGATATCGAACTCAGCGCCGTAAACCGTTTCGCCGGTCATCATGTCGATCGACACAAACGGTCGGACCGTCGCGATGTTCGTATAGCTCCAATTGGCGGTGGCGCTCATTCGTGGCACCCGCCCTTAGCGATCCACATTCCCGCAAACGCCTTCTTGGTCGGATCAGGCGGGATCAGCTCGGAAGCGCACCCGTACTTGTCCAGGCCGCGTAGCAGCGACAGCGCGCCGCTCCATCGGTCGGAGAACCCTTGATACCGGAACGAGCGAGACGCGCCGCTGGGCGCCGTCTGGCTGCTGATGTACCGATCTCCCTGCCCTAAGCCCATCAGGCTCAAGAGGTACAACTGGATCAGCAGGGCCGTTTCCGGCGTGTAATGCTCATCCAGACATTCCTGGATGCTGTTTGCCTGGGCGACGAGCGCAGTCAGGACGAAGTCCGGCAGGACGATCCCCTGGCCTTCCAAATACTGTTTGGCTTGGTCGATCGTCACCATATCCAGACCTCAAAATAGAAATGGCCCCGCCACCAGGCAGGGCCAAAAGAAAACCGCCCGAAGGCGGTTAGTTGGCGGCAGGCTTCAGCGGATCGCCGTCGGGCAGCAGGGTCGCGAGCTCGTCAGCGCCTTTGCGGCCGTCGTGCTCGACCTTCAGCTCCTTCAAGCGCGCAACGATCAGGGCCTTACGGTCCTTCTCGCTCATGTCCGCGGCCCCCGGGGTCGCCGGCGTCAATTCCCCCGATGGGCCGCCGCTGGCAGCTGCGGCACGAATACGATCAGCCTCTTCGCGTGCCGAGTTCAGGATGCGATCCGCCTCTTCTTGCGCGGCACCGACGATACGCTCCGCCTCCACGCGTGCGTCAGCGACCATACCCTCTACTGCGCGCTTGGCTTGCTGCAGGATGCGTTCTGCCTCCTCGGTGGCGGTCGCGCCCAGATCGACGCTCAATGCGCCAATCTTGGCATCGCCACCGACCTTGCGTACGTTGGCCTCGATCGAGGGATGAACCTCGGTGAGGTCGACGATTTGGCCGACGCGGACACCAGACCAGGGGATGACTACTTGATACTTGGCCATGTCTATCCCCTTAGGCCAAGTTGGCGCCGTAGATGACGCCGGCCAAGCCTTCCGCGTCCTTCTTCACCTGGATACCCAGGGCGGCCAGGATTTGGTAGTTGTAGTTCGTGTTCGGCAGCGGACGCGGCAGCGCCGTAACCCCAGTGGTCATGCCCACCAGAGGCGTCACCACATCCTGGGCGCGCACATAGCCCAGGAACTGGTTGCCGGTCAGGGCGAACGTCGGGCGGATGTCCCGGGCCGGCACGAATGCCTTGATGGCGTTCAGAACGTTGCCCGTGATTTGCCCGTTCACCACGTAGGGCTGCGCCAGGTTGGCCCAGATCTCCTGCGACACCCACAACACGTCATATGCGGCGACCTTGTTGTTGCGCGCCGCCGTGCCGAATGCGCCTTTGCCGAAGAACGCGATCATCGCGACTGCGTCGGCGGTCGTCAGATCGATGTTGGCCCCAACAGCGCCTGAGCCCAGTTGACGACCCGCTTGTTGAACTTGCGCAGCTTGGCGGCCTGCGAGTCCAGCACCAGATCGATGCCGACGGTGTTCAGCCCGGCAGCATGGCGCCAGTTGACGCCGTAGCCGGCCGAAAAGACCGGAATGGGGTCGCCATCCGAGCCATATTCGGTGTGATCGAACGAGTACGGTGCCTGGCCATCCAGTGTGACGGACACATCCTCGGCGATGTCGCCGACCACGTTGTACAACTTGGCGGTCTTGCCCACCGGCAGCATCGTTTGCACGGCCATCA